CAATAGCATCATTAATTATTTTAGCTAATTGTGTTCCATAACGTATAACTTTAACTTTACCATTATTCTGCGGGTTAAGTGGATCACTAATTACGTAAGCATTAACAAGAAATTTCGACTTTCTTGATAATTCTTGTGACAACTTTTTATCAATTTCTCCACCATTTCGATATAGTTTAAATCTTAAACTACAAGCAGTACATCTTTCTTTATAAGTTGTAGGGCATGTGAAATTAACACTTGATCCATCTTTGTGAGAATTAAACATATGGAAATAATAATTAAGGGTTGTATTTGCAGGGTTCTTTAAATTCGGTAAAAGACGAACAAGAAATGTATTTACTGGTTCAAATCTTAAATATAAACCACCATCTTTATTCTTCGATTCTTTAAGAGACTGTTTAATTGATTCGAACATTGAACTTGTATACTTTGACATAATTTACTCCTTTGTTTATTTTATTATAATTACATTACTATTATAGTTAATATTTTGAAATTTTTAACAAATATTTTTAAGTTTTTTAAAACCTTGAAATATAAATGTTTTTGCATATTTAGAGGAATTATATCGCATTTTAAATGTAGCATATGAATTAATAATTTCACTTAAAAACAATTCTTGTTCATCTTTTGGAATATTATATAATATATATTGGAAATTAGGAAAATTAAATAATACATATATACATATTTTATGTTCTTTAATATGTAAAACCCAGGAATATATTAAACTATCTTTTTCTTTATATGTTATATAATCGTCTATTTTAATATTTTCTTTTTTACAATAATCCAATATAAATTTTAACGATTTTTTAATAAATTCTAATTGTTCATTACTATCTGGTTGTAGATTTTGCAAATATAAATTATATAAATAATATGCTTTCACAGCTTTTTGGGTTAAAAAATAATCTAACGAAAAATATTTTTCATCTTTATACATCACATACGGAGCTTTGAAGAAATCTTCAACATTAATATAATTATATTTGTTAAAAAAAACCACAAGTCTTTTAATATAATCGTATTTCAGATCGTTTTCAAAATCATTAAAATCCTTTCTTAATTTAAAAGGTTCATTTCTTAATGATCTTGATATTCTTAAATGAAGATTATAACAATTTTTTTCTTCGTCTTTCATTTCTTAACCTAAAGTTTTTCACTTTCTTTTTAATGATCTTTGATCTACAAAGATTTGGATATTTAAATAGAATTTTTTGAGTTAAATGATATATATTATGTTGACCACTTATTATTAATAATAAATTTTGAAGTTTTGGGTTGTCGATAAAACAAGAAAAAAATAAAGTAGGTTTTAATTCTTTATCATATATTAATGATACTAAAGACGCGAACATTAAAAGAAAAGTATCAAATTCTTCTTCATCCATATTATAAGAAGCATCTTTAAAATCGATAAATTGTTTAATTATTATATCTTTCATTATTTAATCTTTCTAAGTAATTTAGTAAACATCATAAATTCGTCTGTAATTGTTCCCCCCGCACTATATTCGTGTCCTGCTCCTGAACATAACATTGCTGCAAGTTTAGATAAATCGACTGGACATTCTGAATTTTTTCGAAGAGAAATACGATTAGTGTTAAGATTTACAACAAATACTATATCTGGGCTTTTTTCTTTTAATATATAATCAGCTACACCATTAATATCTTCTGTTGCAAAAGTGCTTATTACTTTTCTTTCTTTATTGCCAACTCGTATCACACCTTCCCACATTTCTAAATTCTTTATTATTGTTTTATGTTTTTCTTGATATTTTTGTAAAATATCTTTTTGTTCTTGAGTAAATTCTGTAAACCCATTTTTAAACCAATTAATAAAATTATATATTTTTTCCATTCCGTTTTCAGAACTATTCCAAAATAGGTTATTTAATTGACTTGATTGTGTGACTCTTAATTTATAAGAATCGTAATCATCGGCTAATGCTATTAACGTTTTTTGTTCTTTTGTTAAATTTAAATTATATAATTTATCATATAACTTATAAGATAATTTAGCAGCAGAAGAAAACTCTTTAACGCATATTTTAATATTAGGTTTCCTACCATTAGGAAGATTTTCAACATGCGATTTGTGATGATCTACTATAAAGATATTATTACCATTAAGAACCCCATAATTTTTAGATATATCAATATCTAATATATAAATCCAGTCATATTTTTTTTGTTGTTTTTTAAAATAATTTAAATATTCATGATAAAACCATCCACTTCTAACAGGCATAAAATCTATTTCTACATTTGGGAAAGCCCATCTTGTTGTTAAATAGCTTACAACTCCATCTAAATCAAAATGAAAAAAGCACATTATATTTTTCATGAATTTAATTCCTGCGTAACTCTATCAATATTATCACTATCTGCTGTAATATCATCCGTTTCTGTAATACTTAAAGTTTTATAATCAAGTTTCATACAAATATTTCCAAAAGCTGGTCCAAATCTATTTTTCATAATAGAAAAATGAATACGTCCCATTTCTTTATCTTCATCTTTTTGATATATACCAATTTGAGCATCGGCAGTGTATGAAATTCCGATACTTTCACTAACAGAATCCATTTCAGGAACTTTTCCAGATTTTCCAGATTTCATCCCTCCACGATTTATTTGTGTAGCTGATACCCAAGGAATTTTAAATGTATAACTTAATGCTCTAATTTGTTCAGTTACTGCTTTGATTTTTTCATAACTAGTATCATCGCTTTTATAATTTGGAAGGACTAAATTTAAATAGTCAACAATAACAATATCAGGTTTAATACCTTTATTAATAAGTTTTTCAATATATGTCTTTATTGTATTAACTCTAATAGTTGATGGTGGAAATTCTTTAATAATCAAATTAGAATTATTATGCGTTTTTTGATAATTAACAACAAAATCTTTTAATGATCCAGTTTGTGTTGTGAGTTCATTATATGGTATTTTAGATAATTGTGTATCTATTCTTTTTGTATAAATTTCTTCTGGCATTTCCAGACTAATTAATACAACTGTTTGATTTTTTGCTAAACAATTTGTGGCTATATTTCCTAAGACAATAGATTTACCTACATTAGTTATTCCACAAAAAACGTATAAGGCTCTACCATCTATAAGAAATCCACCAGATAGTTTATCATCCATCCATTTCCATCCAGTAGAAATATGATTTTGAACTTTTGTTAAATCTATTATATGTTTATCTATATCTCGAAAATAGTTATGTCCAAGATTATCTATTAAAGAAATATTACAAGCTTTATTAAATAATTCGAATGTATCAGATGTGTTTACTTTACCATTACTATATTCTTCAACGGTTTTTACAATACAATTATATACTGCTTTTTCTTTTAAAAATCTCTCTGTGTTTTCATATAATTTTATTTGATTTATTTTACTATCCATTTGCTTAAAGGATTGACACACCTTAATCCAAGAATCTTTTTCTTCTTGTGTGTTGAGGTGAGTTTTAATTTCTGTAATGGTTGGAACTGTATTGTACGTTTTAAAAAAAGCTACAATAATCTTAAATATTGTTTTGATATCATTACTTTTAAAAAATTCTGGATTTATTATATCTATAATCGTACCTAAGTATATTTTATCAAATAATGAGTTATATACAATTATATTTTCGAAAAAATCCCAATCAATATTTTTTAAAGTATTTTCGGACTCATTCTTCGGTTCCTTCAACATTTGTTTCATCCTTTTCTTTACTTAATAATTTACAATTTTCGTTTGAATATGAACATTCTTTTTGAATTACAAGTTCTAGCTGAGGTAATATTTTCGCCCAAACTTCATCATTGTCTTTCCAATCTGCATACATACCTAACTTATTTTTATCTAAATAATAACTATACCCTTCTTTTTTAATAATATTATATGCGTTTGCAATATCTACTAATCCACTATATTTTTCAATACCTGTTAAGAAATTTAGATAGAAATTGGTTTGAAGATATTGTGGTATGAACCTATTCTTTTTTGTAATGGCTCTTAATGTTACGCCGCTATAATTAACAGCAGTAGCAACAGATTTTTCTTCCTTATTATTTTCAATTTCTTCTTTTTCATAAGATAGTTGAACTAAAATAGAAGCAAGATATTCTGGACCCTTTCCGCCACCTTCAGTTTTAATTAAAGATTTAAACATTGCAGTTGGATTATCATATATGTGATTAGAAAATATCAGAGGAGTCCTAGCCTTTGAGCATTTGTATGTTATGCATCTCATCATACTTTTAAGTTCTTTGCTTCTAGTTCCCATATCAACGGCATCTTTTCCTTTCATTGCATC